TCGTCAAGGACGGAGCGTGCTCGTGGTGCGTGGCTCGGAGGCTCGAAAGGATCGCGAGGTACGGCCGATGAAATCCGGGGATCTCTTTCTCAGGTGCCGGATGTGCGGCCATCGCGTCCGAGTGACGCACGCGATGGTAAGCAGGATCGGGTGCCATGTGTGCCTTGTGGGCGTCAAGCGGCTTGTCACCGTGGACGTCCGGTGGAACAAGCCGGCCCGCTCGGACAAGTGGGTCCGCGTCCTCCGGTACACGCTCGTCCGGGAGAGGGCCAAGCCCCTCTCCAAGTCACGGCCTTGACGAGGACGTCAAAGATCCGTAAAGGCTAAGAGATGGGAACACCCTCCGACACGTACACGAGGCTCCGCGTGTCTCAGACGCACGCGGAGGCCGTGGACGAGATTGTCCAGAACTACCGAAAGCATCGCGCCGAGTGGGGCCACACGGACGCGATCGAAATGGTGGCCCAAGACCTCGGGGTCCGGATGCGGACCCTGTACCGTTGGTTCACTGCATGGCCCGAAATCTTGACGCGCCTGGACGAGGTCCGGGAGGAGCTGGCCGGATGAAAGTACACGATCGCTACGGTGTGGGTTTGGTCGGGGAGCCGACGGACGTTCCGAACTACGGGGAGTCGTACTGCGTCCGCGTGACGTCCCCGACGTCCGCGCACAAGGGGTGCTACCTCACCCCGAAGCAAGCCATTGACTTTGCCGTGGAGTTGCTGGCGTGGGCCGAGGCGCAAGAGAGCGGGGACCGGTTGGAAGACGGCCCCGATCCGCCGAGCCGGCTGGACACGTTCATAGCAGCGAACCGGATCGCGGAGCAGACACACGAAAAACGACACGGCCACATCGACGAAAGGATCACGGCCCTTTCTCACTCCGTTCTGTGTCTTGCGGGCCGTGTCAAAGCATTGGAGGAAAAGTGAAGGACGAGAACGCTTCGTTCATGGGTGCCGTGGTGTCGCTGGCCCTCGCATTCCTCGTGGCCGTCTTGATCTTCGGATCGGGGTGCGTCGCACCGGCGGCCACCGGGGACGCCCTCGAGGACGGGACGTGCGACACGGACGCGGATTGCCTCGAGGAAGAGTTTTGCCTTGGGGAGTGGTACGGGGAGGACGTGGACGAGTGCACCCCACGGAGTGACGTCGGGGAGTCCTGCTCCGCGGAGTGGCCGTGCCTCGAGGGCTTGACGTGCACGTCCGCCAATTGGTGCGCGGCCTCGGCCACCGGCACGCTCGGGGACGGCCCACCCACGGGGAAGCACTAGGCCGGGAATGCGCCGGCCCGGATCGAAAGGGCCGTAAAGACCTCTCCCGCGGCCTTGTAGCCAAAGGCGATGAAACGGTTCCCCACGGCCCGGACCTTCGTGGCCTCCGGCGTGGGTGAGCCTTGGTGCCGTTGTACGGGGTCCGAGACAAGCTCCCAAGACAAGCCGGCGTCCCCGGAGACGCAAAGCATCCTCGGGGTGATTGCGGCGCCGGAACCGTCCGTGACGTTCGCTTCCACGGCCCCCACGATCAGTGAGCCGAGGACGGCCATCGAATCGGAGAGCACCTCCCCGTTGATTGTCTCCACGAGGGTCCACCCTCCCGCGAGGGTGGACAACGCCGTGTAGATTCGCGTCGACGTGGATGCCGCGTGGTACACGGCCGCAAGGAAGACTTCGTCCTCCGGGAGCCACAGCAAGGCCCGGATCGAGTGGCCCGCACCGGAGACGGGCGGGGAGGACATGGCGGGGAATGCCGTGTCCCCGGCTTCCCACTGGTAGAAAAAGCTTGTGTCGGTGCCGGAGGCGTACGAGGCCGCGATCTTGTAGTCCGGCGACGCGGCGATCCACTGGATCGGATTCGTGTCCCCCGGCGAAGCCTGATTGATTTGGACCTCCGTCATGGGCATCGCCCCGGAGCCGTCCGCGAGCTGCCACAGCTTCGGGAGCGGGGACGCGTTGGCTCCGCCGATCAGGTAGACGGACTCGTACGGATCGTAAATGATGCGCCGCACTGTGGGTGCCGTGGTGAGCGTCTGCGACGTCCACGTTGCGTCCCCGGTCCCGTAACAGATGACCTTCCCATCGGTGCCGTCATCGAACAGAGCAGCGACGGAGGACGGGGACGAGGCCACGTCGTAGTAGTTGATCGTGCCTACTTGCCCGACGTCCGCGGCCCACGAGTAGCCTCCGTTGTACGAGGCGTACAGGGCGTCCCCGAGGTTGTGCACGATGACGAGGCGACGATCCGGACCGGGCCCGATGGCCACGCCTCCGACGCCGTTCCCACCGGTGATCGTCGCGGACCCCGAACCGGGCCCCGGCTCCGGCCAGTTGAACGCCTCGAGGAAGTCCACATTCAAGAGCCGCTTCGCGACATCGTTGTCCTTCCAGTTGTCGACCACGGCGGGCCGGCGGACGTCGGGTACATAGCCGGCCTCGATCATGCCGGTGGACGGCTTGACCTTCGTGGGCGTCCCGTCGGACGGATGCCCCGGCTTGGAGATCAGGATTTCCTCGGCCCACAAGATCGGGGCGCCCTTGGGTCGGCTCATTTCAGGTGCTCCAATGCGGACATGGTCCCACCGGTATCGGTGTCCGCCTCCGTCCAACCCATACCATGGCCGTCACCCTCCGTGGAGGTGGCCGTTGCCTCCGTCCACGTGTTCAGCATTTGGACCTCCACGTCCTCGAGGGTCCAATCCCAAAAGGCTCGGACCCCGAGCGGCCGGACTTGCCGGAGGTTCTCGAAAAGGACCGGCACGGCCTCCGCGGACGGGACCGGCTCGTCCGAGTAGACGATCAGGGAGGCCGGTGGATAGTCGTCCACGTGCCATGTCGTGCCGGGGACGGAGAGCCCACCCACGTCCGTGAAGTCCGCGGTTTTGCCGGTGGACCGGTTGATCCTGATCTGCGCCCGTAGCGCGATCTTGAATTCCGTGTCCCCGGCACCCTCGCGGCCTCGGCCCACGATCGCCCCGATGTTGTCGAGGATGACCCCGAAACCGCTTTCGATGTTGAGGGAGTAGGCCACCTCGTAAGCGGCCGATTCCAGCTTTTGCCGTTGCCGGAGATGCGGAGACATGAGGCCTTGCAGCTTCGGCTTTCGCAGGATTCCGATCGGACGCCGGAGGCCGCGTGCGAGATGATCCGTGGACCGCTCGGGGTTGTAGGTCATGCCTCGAGGAACCCCCGGAGGTTGGCGTCCGCAAAGGTGCGCTTCGTGTGAAGGACTTGGTTCTCCTCATTTCCCCCGACCGTCATGAACCGGGGTGAGTACACGAGGGGGGCCGTCCCGTCTCCGGCGTGGCCGTAGGACTGAAAGCGCGCGATGTGACCTTGTCCGCCTTGCTCGGGGTCCTCACCGGCCCGCGCGAAGATGACCCCGTCCCCCGGCTTGGGGACGTACCCCGAGTCCTTGGGGTGGTAGAGACCCAACCGGCGGCCGTCCGACACGTACTCATGAACGGCAATCCGGTGCGTGCGCCAACCACACCACCCGAAGAATGCGGCGCACCATTCCCACCCCGAGCGCCACCCCGTGGGCTGCTCCGTGCCCTTGGAGGAGAGGCGCGTCGCCCCGTTGAAGTACTTCGCGATTTGCTCCCCGTCGTTTCGGCCGGTGGCTTCCCTCACCCCGAGTTGCGAGATCGCACGCTCCAAGGGCGTCTCCACCCTCGGGGTCTGCTCGTCGCCGGGAGTGAACGCCGGAACGATCCACGTCGGTTCCACGTCGGACTCGTAATACGAGGTGGACGAGTAGTCCTTGTGTCGGCCCGGCCGGCCGTGTGCGGCCTGCAACGGTTGGAGCCAGTGGGCGGAAGGATACGGCCCAGCGGGCCACCCATAGATCGTGGCCGTGGGATGGTCGACCCACGTCTTTCCGACGAAGCACACCGGCTTGACGCCGTCCCAATTCGACGCGTCCAGCTCGGCCCAGCAAGCGAACGAGTGGCGGACGCACCATTCCAAGGACGACATGTCGAGGCGGATTCGTGCCTCGTACCTCTCGCGCGTCTCCCCGGGGAGCCTCGGGACCGCGGCCCGCTGCGATGCGTCCGGGAGCGTCTGAGGCTCGATCCAGTGGCCGAACCGGTGGAGGAGCTGGACCGTCTCCGGCTTGATCAACCGGACGCGTTCGCGCTCCGCGAGGGCGAGGGAGTCCGCACGATCGAGGATGGCGAAAAGTCCAGGGTACGTGGTGTCCACCGGCGGGACGCGGCACACCCACACGCCGGACGGGAGTTGCGCCCAACCGTGCCCGGAGAAACGGGCGGCCGCGAGGGGGGTCCCGTACGTGGTCATTTGCCGGCCCGGATCTTCGCCTTCTTGCGCTCCGCGATCTCGTCGTAGTCCTTGGAGCTGGACGGAGCACGGCCGAGGCGAAAGCCGCCGTAGGCCGCGCCCACGAGGGCCCCGATACCTCCGCCGATCAGTCCGAGAATTTCGAGCGTCCCCATTTCAACAGCCCTCCGCCTCCGGGTCGATGCCACACCAAACTTCGCGGAATGCGTCCGAGGCCTCGGAGGCTTTGCGATACTCCTCCCGGACCTCGTCCACGCACTGTTCCGTTTCGCAGGCATCGATCTTGATCTCGTACGCCTCACGGATCATCGTGTCCGACATTCTCACGTAAGCGGACGCGGCGTCCGCAAACCGCTTGGCGTCCTGAGGCGTACAGCCGGCAACCGAGCCGCCGAGGAAAGCAACCAGGGCGAGGATCGGTGGGGTCTTGCTGGACGCCGGGAGCTTGGCCACGGTCTCCGCTCCCGCGACCGCGAAGCCTCCGGCAAAGAGCCCCTCGAGGACGTACGAGGCCACGAGCGGCAAGGTCATCGCTTGTCCCATCTCCGAGGCCGCGATCAAGCTCCCGGCGACACCCAAGCCCAATGCGAGCCACGGGAGGACGGCCTTGGGAATCGGTGCGCCCACGATCATCGTGAACACGGACTGTGCCGCGCCAGACTTGAGGGCTTGGACGAGGCCACCCACGAGGACGGAGAGAAGTACCAGAAGCTGAATCCGATCCATAGTGGCGCTACTCTGCCACAGAAATGACGGTGATGTCAGCTGTATCCGTGACGGCCACCTCACGGACGCCGGGGGTGATGTCCTGATTGGTGAACACTCCAAAGCCGGTGAAGTTGAGCTTCACGTGGACCACTCGCGTGACGCCCTGAATTTTGAGAGCCTCCCCGAGGTACCGGGAGAACGGCACGATCCCCAACTGATCATCCCCGTTGGACGGCTCTTGGTAGGCCGCAAAGTCCGTGGCGATGGCCGTTTTGACCGCGTCGTCCCCGGCGTAGACCCCGGCCTTGAACCGGAGAGAGACTTCAATCTCCACCGGCCGCTGGGCCGCACGCGACCACGGCGGATTCGTGCCGGAGTCACCAACCGGCTTGATACCGGCCGGCTTGCTCGCGGCAACCACGGCCGTGACGTCCGCGTCCTCCGCGTCCTCCCCGGGCCCGTCCCAAATCACGGCCTCGAATGAGTGAGCCGGGAGGCCGTTTGCGTCCACCTCGTCCCCCTCGTTTTCGAGGATCTGAACGGAGCGGATAGGCTTCTCTCCGTTCTCGTCCTCGAGGGCGATCAAGTCGGCTTTGAGCGCGGCCGTCGTGCAAGACCCTTGTTGCCGGATCTCCTGCTCCCGCCGTGTGCGGAGTGACTCGTCCACTTCGACGGCGGACCCCAAGATCGCATCGGTGGGGTTGGTCACGGAGTTGAGGCCGGCCAGCGGCGTTGCGATCTGTGTGAGGGTGCCGGCATTGACCGCGATCGGACCGGTTTGCGTACACACGGCCTCGAAAGAAACGTTGCCGGTGACGCCGGCCGTGTACGTGCCGTCCGTGTCGAACGAATCGTCCGCCACGAGGGTGAACACAATGTCCGGCCGGTCCACGACGTGGAAGGACGTCACGCCGGCTTCCACGACGGTTCCGGCGTCTAGGTTGACCGTGATTTTTTTCGTGCCCTTGAACCGGCTCGGCTTGGCTTCGTTCCTCGTGGTGCCGGTGAATGCGCACACACCGTCCAGGATGGCGCCCTCCGCGTCCGCGGGGTTCAAGGAAGTGAAGGCGACGCGCAACGCTTCCCACCCCTCACGGAGGTGGGAATTGTGCGTGCCGTTGAATTGGCCGATCACAGTGTCCGCACCGGTGCCTAGCAGCGGATCGATCGCGGCCTTTTGCTCTTCCTCCACCTCCGTTGTGAGGTCCTCCAACGTGGGGATTTCGAGGCCTTCCGCGGTGATGAATTCAGCCATCGATTGCCTTTACCACGAAGGGCGTTTCGGTGAGACGTAGGACCGTCCCGTCCACGAGCCCCGCGTCGAATCGCTCAACGTACAGCTTCCTCCCGGGCCGGTCCCACGAGGTGGCAAAATCGTTGATCCGTCGGATGCCGTTCGTCCCCAAAATCACCTTCTTGAAAATGTTCTCAATCAGCCGAAGGTCCGGGTTTTTGATCAAGATTTGCTCGATGTAGGGGATCCCCTGATTGAGGTCTAGGAACCAAGTCCCGAGCCAGAAGCCGAACCGGATGCGGAGCCGTTGGACGATGGCGTCCGCACCCCCCACGAGGTAGGCCACCTTCACACCGTTTTCCTCGCGGAGCGCCAAGTCCCCGGAATCGTCCAGGGCAAGATCCTTCGGGACCACGGCGGACAAGGGCGTCAACGCGTCCGGCGCAAGGCCCGCGACGTCGGTAGCAGGTGTGATCGCATAGGCCCAAGACGGCATAGCTACTCCCCCTTGACCCTATCACAAGCAATGTCCTCGGCCGTGATCAGATCGGGTGACATGAGGGTATCGGGGACGCCGGAGGTGCCGGGCCCTGTTGTCACTCCGGTGTGCTTGTGGGCGTCGAAGATCGCGGCCACCTTGTTTGCGATGGCGTCCGCGAGGCGGTCCGCACGTGGGATGTAGTTGGCCGCGTCGTGCTTCCCCAAGACCACGTGTTGACCGTCGTCCACGTCAAGGACGATACCGTCCACCTCGGACGCTGGCGTTTCGGTATCGTCCGGACACCACCCCGGAAGGAACACGGCATGCGCCGGATGGTGCATGCGGAGATCCTTCGGAGCGGTCGCAGAATCCCCGCCCTTGGCCCGCCACTCGGCCGGTGAGGCGTGATTGAACAGGAGGAGCCCCGTGTCTCCTTCCTTGACCGGAAGTGAGATGGTGCACCCTCCCGCGCGGAAGAGCAGCACGGGGACGTTGGGGAGGTTGGGAAGCGGCTCCTCCACCGGCTCCCCGTCTTGGGTGGGGACCATGCGTTTCACGAGGACGGCAATCTCCGCCGTACGCTTCGCGGCATCGTACGAGACCACGCGGCCCGGGGTGCTCGTGTGAATGTCCGCGACGCGGGAGGACATGACCCGTTGGAGCAGCTCCGCATCGGAGATCTTGCGCGTGGACACTTAGTACCTCCGTCCCTTGATTTCGATGGCCCACTCCCCGCCCATGGTGTCGCCCTTGTGGGAGGTTTCCTCGATCCGATACTGGCCGCGGAGCCGCTCACCCTGGACGACCATCTTTCGTCCGGGGTAGACGTCCGGAGCCATGAGCATCGACACACCCATAACGCCTTGGGTGTCGATCGTGGGCTCCCCGAGCATGCCGGAATCCTTGTTCAAGAGGATCGCTTTCTCTTTCAGGGCTTGGCCGCGCAAGAGGATCTGCAATTTGCCGTTTTGGACGGACCACTCCAAGCCGAGCGAACGGCACACGGCGTCCAGCTCCCGCGATGCGCTCCCGGAGAACACCGTCCCCATGGGGAAGATCGCCTTCCCTTTCAGCGTCTTTACAGCGTCGTCCAAGTTGCCACGGTCGACACCCACGGCCTCCGCGAGCTGACGGAATGCCGTGTCCGTGGGGACGCCGGGAGCGAATGAGAGGGCGACACGAGCACGACGGATGTTGACCTCTCCGTCACCGGTCCCGATGTTGGTCACGAGGTCCGGACCCTCCCGCGTCGTGAGGAACGATCGGAGGTGGCCGAGGAAGATCAGGGAGGCGTCCTTGCCGGCCGGCCCGCCCTCGGAATCAAGCCCATATCCGGCCTCGAGGCTTACCGGTACGGTTTTGATCTTGAGACCTTTCGTCTCGTTCGTCTTGATCTGTTCGATCTGCGCCCGGTGCTCCCGGTTGAGGTTGTACACCGCGATCTCAGCGGTGTTCGGCGCACCCTGTAGATTCTTGGAGACGGTGAAAGTGTACTTCAACGTCTCACCGGCCTTGTCCGGCTTCAACTCGAGGTTCCCCACCACGAGGCGGGACCAACGGCCAAAGAGACGGACGCTCATGGGACGGACGGGAGATAGTACAGTTTCACGATCCGGCCGAGGGCCGAAAACGTCGGGTTTTCCTCACCGAAAAAGATCAAGAGGCCTTTCGGCTTGCCGGCGTGGACGCACTGCCGGAGCACGTTTTGGTTGACCACGATCTTGACGCCCCGACGGATCGGATTTGCGTCCCCGTCGTAAACGGAGAGGTACCACCGGTCCTCTTTTCCGTTGTAGTCAAAGCGGAGCACGAATTCCGATCCCTCGAGGGTGAGCCGGAGGGTGTACAGCGGAACGTCGACGGGGAGATCGATTTCGGTGAGCGCGGCCATGTGATCAAATTCCGAGCAACGTGCGTGCGTCCAAGATCAGTTGATCGGGGCCCTTGTCGTAGCCTTGCTTCAACCATGACTTGTTGAGCTTGTCCCCGGTGGAGTCCTTCGGGGCGTCCGAGCCGATCGCTTGACCTCCAAAGGCCCTCTTCTCTTTCGGCTTGGGGGCGCGAACCGTTTGCGTCTGTACGATTTTGAGCTTGACGAACGAGAGGGAGAACGTCCCTTGACCGATCGTTTTCTGGCCGCGCGGCAAGCCCACGGACGTGAGGATCATGGTGTCGTACGTCTTGGTTGACGTGAGGACGGTCATCAATGCGCCGGCCAACCGGAGGGCCTCGAGGCGCTTGTGCATCTCGTCCACGAGGTTTGCGTCCCGCGTGCCGGTGAAGCCGAGGAGCTTGCTTTGCGACGGAATCACAACGCCGCGGCCCTCGAATTGCGGGACCGTCACGTCCACGAGGCGAGTGTCCCCATCCCCGTAGAAGGTCGTGCGGAGCGGGGTATTCGTGACCAGGACTTGACACGCGAACGTGTCGGGCTCGTGGATCAAGTGGTCGTTCACAACGGAGCCATCCTCCACCGGATTGGCCGTGGCCGTCGTGGTGGACGTGTGCTCCTCGTTCATGGTCACGTCAAAGCCAACGGCGTCGAATTTCGGATCGTCGGGGACAAGGTAGACGGTCGACATTGCTACACCGTGGACTCCAAGGCCGCGAGGGTAGCGCGGTTCCTCTCATCGTTGGCCATCGAAACGCCACGGCGGACCGCGCTTTCACCGGTGCCGTGAATCACATACTGATTGTGCTGGACGGTCGACACGGCCGCGGAGCGAACCGACTTGGAGACGTTCGACACCATCGGAGGGAGGACGGCCGCGATCTTGGCTTCGCCTTCTTTGAGGGACTCCAGCCAACCGACGGAAACGCCTTGGCCCATGGGTGTGCCAATGAGATCCTTCGTGAGTTGTGACGGGGACTTCGCCTTGACGGTCTTCCGTGCTTTGGAGACCACATCCTCCAAGCCGAGGGAGTCCGCGAGGTCCGCGGCCGCTTCGGAAATGCCGTCCTTGATACCCTGGACAATGTCCTTTCCGAGTTGCTTCAAGTCCTCGACTTTCGCCTTCACCCACGTCTTGGCCGCCTCGTACATGGCCGTGAGGGCATCCACGATGGCCGTAACGAAGTCCTCCATCGCTTTCTGCTGTGCGGCCGGGAGGTCCTCCACGATAAAGCGGACAATGTCCTCCCCGACACGGGAGAGAAACTCCTCCACCACGGCCAAGAGCTTGTCCGTTACGCCCTGCTCCTTTGCGGCCACGCGGCCGTAATCCTCGAGGTCCTTCTTGATTCCGTCGAAAACGGACTTGCCGGTCCCGTCCCCGAACCACTTGTCCAGCAAGGCACCGGTGAGGGAGTCCCCACCCTCGAGGGCCGTTTTGAGGTCATCGATGATCAGGATGATCGCTGCGATGACGAGGCCCATCCCGAGGTATGGCAAGGCCATCTTGAGGCCGGCCGCAAGTCCGATCACCCCGAGGACCGTCAAGGCCGTTTTGAGCCGCTTGGAGGCGTCCTCGGAGTTGTTGAACGCGGCCACGATCTTCGACATGCCGGCCGTGAGCTTGGTCAAGATCGGGAGAATGATGGTCGCGATCGAGGACTTTAGTCCCGTCATCGCGGTTTCCACCTGCAACATCTTTTGGTTGTAGGCCTCGATCGCCTCGAGGGAGTCCCCGGACATGCCCCCACCAAGGGCTTTGAATTCCTTCAAGAGGTCCTCGACGCCGGCCTTACCCTTGGCAAACAAGGGCAAGAGCTTTTGCCCGGCCTCACCGAAAACTTGCGTGGCCTTTTGAGCGCGCTTCAACGGGTCGGGGATAGCGACGATCTTCCCCACCATGTCCCGGAGCACGTCACCGGTGGGACGGATCTGGCCTTGCGCGTTGCGGACTTGGACGCCCATTTGGCCGAACACCCCGCCGGTGTACGATCCGGAGATCGCCACGGCATCGATGTTCTTTTTCATCGTTTCGAGCGCGCTCGTCATCGTGCCGGTGGCAACGCCGGACCGCTGGGCCGCGTAGTCCCACGCCTGTAGCTCCCCGGCCGTGACCTTGATCCGGCGGGCCGTTTGGAGGATAGACGCGTCCATCCCCGTGAGGCCTTGGACGAACGTGCGGACGCCTTGCGCAATCGCCCCGGCCATGAGGAACTGGCCCAGCTTCCCAAGCGACGCGCCAAAGCCGTCCGTGTCCTTCTTGGCCTTGTCCAGCTGGCCCTTGTCCACCTCGATCGTGAATTTCGCTAGCAGCTCCTTTAGAGCCATGGTGTCAATCCTCGATTTGCGCGGTTTCGATGGCGTCCAAAATGAAGTGGGCGTCTAGGACGTCGGACAACGTCCAGCGCTCTTGCACCTCTAGCAGACTACCATATCCGGCTTTGACCGGCCGCCATAGCAGCCAATCCACCGAGTCATCTAGCCTTGCGGATCGGATTCCCCGCTTGGGGTCTCCTGGGGGGACCCCAGGGAGATCCCCGCGACGGTTAAAAAATCGGCAAAATTCAACTTGAGGCCGGCGACGAGCCACTGCGCCAAGTCCGTGAGCCGGCCGGCAAAGTGATCATCCCAGCCGATGACCACGAGCTTTTGGGGTAGCGTCTTGACGCGTCCGGTGGAGTCCGTCACGGCCTCGAGGAAGGTTGTCTCCTCCGCGAGGGCGTCGCAGATCGCGTGGAGGTCCGCCACGTTCGCGGAGCGTGCAAAGGCGCCCACGAGGACCGGGAGGAGCGCCAAGGACCATCCTTGGCCCCCGGATGCGGCCTTGCCGGCCTCGGCCACAGTCTCCCCGAGGAGCCTCGTGGTGTGAACGAGCATCGCGGACCCTTTGAGGGCCCCCCATTGGCGGATCTCGTACCGGCGGCCGGCAACTTCCACGATCTCTTTGGCACGTGCCATGTCTTGTCCCTTTCGTAAGTGGTCGAGTGGTCTGAGGCAACGCCGGGGGCCCGAAAGAGGGGACAAGACTCATACGTCCCGCGGCGTTGCCTCCGGCCACCGGGCCCGGAGTGTGGTGATCAGTTGCCGCCGTGGAAGAGCTTGCCCTCCCCGAAGTCCAAGGCCCACTCCGTGGTGGCGATCTTGTTGGAGCGGGCCATCTTCGGAGGCTTCATGATCCACCCCGATCCCGCGATGAACAGATCCAAGCCGTTGTGGTCCTTGTAGAGGAACGGGAGGGCGAGGCCACCGGACACCGTGGTGTCCGTGTTGTAAATGGCTTGCAGCTTCGCGTTGCAGGGCGAGGTTTGGAGGAGCCTCAGAACACCCTTGAAAGACTTGGACCCCGTGTACGCGCGAGCGACCGAGCCGTCCACGCCCTCCACCTTGACCCACGAGTCCGCCGTGGGTTCCACCTCGAAAGCGTCGCCCTCCCCGAAACCCTCCAAGAGGGTCCCGAAAGCGATCGTGGTGTTCAAGAGGTTGAAAGTCCGAAGTCCGACGCTTCCCATGATGGTCTAAACCCTTTCAAACGGAGACGGTACCGGAGACGCTCACGGAGTGGATGGCGCCGGAGAGGGTGGCCCGGAACACGACGTTCCGGAGCACGCGAGTGGACTTGTCGGACGTGTCCACGTCCGCGATCTCGGGGACCTCCACGACGGGCGGGGTGTCCTCGGAAAAAATCTTGTTGGGGTCCTTCGTGCACTTGTCCAAGCGCGCTTGGACGATGGCCCCGATCGCATTCATGCCGGCTTGCGTGTAGGGCACGATCTCTTGGCTTGCGATGTAGCCAAACACGTCCTCTTGAATGCGTGCGTGCGTGAAGTCCAGACCGATCGTGACGTCCACGTATTCACCGGACGGCGTCTGCCCGGGGTACGTGAGGTTGAGCGAGCTTGTTTCGGTGTACGTGTTCCCACCCTTGCTCCGGACCGTGGACTCTTCCTCCGAACCGAGGTTGTCCGTGAGGACGTTCGTCAAGGTCTTGAACGCGTAGGTAGCGCTACCCGGCTCTTTCGGGAGCATGCGGCCGAGGATTGCCGCGTCGCGGAAGTCCCCGGTTGACCGCTGGGCGAACATGGGGATCGTCCGCTCGTCCGATGCGTCTTGGCGCGTGGAGAACACGTCGTCCGTGACGGCCGGGTCCGCGATCTCCGAGTCCGACATGCGGCCCGCGAACACGAGCTTCCGTGCTCCGACCCACGCGGCCACGGCAAGGAATGCCGCTTGTCCGAGTTGGTCGACACAGAGTCCGTAGAACGAGAACACCGCGCGGTTTTTCTTCGCGTAGACCTCGATTGCCGTGAGGTCCGCCGTGATACCGGGGTCCGCCGTGGTGTCCTCCACCTCCAACTCCGTGATCAGGGGGAGGGACTCGTACGAGAGAAACTTGCCGGCCGTTGCCGTGCAGGTGATCACCCCGACGACGGACACGGCCGTCACGTCCGCGAGGGCATCGATCAGGGCCGCGATTGCGGTCCCGATCGAAGTGAGGGTGGCCGCACCGGGGACGACATACTCGATCGCATTGACCACGCCGTCCGGCGTCACCACATCGAATTCGTAGACGTGGCCCTCCGTGGCGATCTGCGGGGAGAGCTTGATCACCTGGGTGTAAATCGATCGGTTGGCCACGAGGAACCGAGTAGGCGCGGGGTTCTGGCTCTTGAGGGCCGAGGCCGCGCGATAGATCGGATGCGTGGTGGCGATGCCGGCCGTCACAAGCTCCGCAAGGCTGGAAAAGCTCTTGATCTTCGGGAGCCAAGCCGTGTGATACCCCACGATCAGGGGGACTCCGAAACCCTTCCTCGAGGGGAAGGAAGTGGACTTGGTGATCGTGACGTTGGAGACGGTTTCGATTTCCACGAGCCTACCCTAGCAGATAGCGGACTAGTGCGTATAGACCCGCTCCGCCTCCACCCACGAAAAGCCACTTGGTGGCCTCCCGCGTGAAGAAGAGCGCCGTGTCCCACTTCTTGTTGCGGAGATCGATCTCCTGTTCCTGCTCCCGCACGGCCGCGATAGCGAACCGCTCCGCGATCGTGGGGTCCGAGGACAAGGGCGGACGGACCGGCGTGATCTTGATCTCTTTTTCGAGGACGCCCACGCGTTTCGCAATCGCTACCAGCGTTCGCTGATTGTCGCGGCCGAGGGCCACGCCGGTGGTGGCAACGTGGTACGCGTGGTCCGCGGTTCGGACGGCCCTCTCCCACAACTGCCGATCGGACATGTGGGCCAAGAGGTCCTCCGGTGGCTTGCTGGTCTTAGGGTCCTGCATGGTACGGCTCCGCGGATTCGATCCGAGCGTGCTGGTTTTCCGTGTCGGACTCGGTGTTCCTCACGGTCAACCGAAAGTCCACAACTCCGGCGGAGATTACACGATCATCGTATGTCGTGGAAACCTCTGTGAATAAATCGGAGCGCTGATACGACACCCCGAGATCGCGGAGCGTCGTTTGCGTGCTCGTCCAGCCGAACCGCGTCCGGAGCCGCTCCAAGAGGTGGCGCGCTACTTCTTGTGGGTGCTGCGAATAGGACTCCACGAGGACGCGGAGGACTACTTCCTCCACCTCGGACACCGTCTCCACGACGTTCGGGGACGAGTCCCCCCAAAGGTCGCCATAGGGTGCCTCCGCATAGCCAAGAGGGTCTCCGTCCGCGTACGCTCTCTCCGGTGCGGAATTCAGGGTTCCGACGGAAAACACGTTCAAGAGAGCAACGGCCCGCGTGTCGGGGTCCACGAAATCTCGGGGCTCGTCCTGCATTTGAGCCGGCACGCCGGAGAGGGTCTCCACGAGGTCCGTCAAGCCGGTTTGGATAGCGGTCCAGTCGATCACTTGCGCTTCCTCTTACGTGTGAGGCGTTTCGCAAGAGAGCGTAGCCCACGCTTGGCGGACTTGTATCCCTTTGAGGCCACGCGCTTGATCTGTTTCTGGCCCTTCCGCGCGGCCGTCTTCGCGGCCTTGGAGGTGGCCCGCGTTGCACCCTTGGCCGAACGCTTCGCGGCCTTGCTGACGGCCTTTGCTGCGCCCTTGGCCAATCCTTTGAGCGTTGCCGGCTTGGAGGACTTGCCTCCGCCTCCCGCGCCTCCCGCGCCTCCGCCTCCCGCGCCTCCCGCACCACCCCCGCTCCCGCCCTTGCGGAC